GTTTATCATGCTCTTCAATATAGGTGGCGGCTGCAGGCGTTGAAATTTCTTCGTAGATAAATAGGCGGCTTGCCCCCGTCCCATTAATATGAAAATGAGCAAGCTTATCGCCACCTGCAGTTGCAATGCTTAAGGAGCCGTATTCATTTGCAGTATGGCCCGTAGGAGCCTTCATCAATACAAATTGAGCTTGGCCCTGGTTGGGCCGGTCAAGCTCTGCAGTGCCTGCAAGAACTGCTTGCGTTACGCCCGTATGCCCAGTGTTTTTATTTACTTGAATCCAAGTAATGCCATCTTCGGTATAATAAACACTGGTGCCTGCACAGACAACAATGCCCAAAGCATACGGAAAGATTCCAAGAATCGCCGTATCACTTTCAGGACGAGTAGCGCTATCTCCACCATAGAGCGTAAAGCCGTTGATGCGCCGATAGCCACCGTCCGGGTCAACTTCAAAGTTTCTAAGCCTTGTAGCTGCCCCAGGCTGCGACAACATCTCAAGTTCATTGAGATTGGTGTTGAGGCCACCCTTGCATGAGATACCAAAAGGTTGTGACATTAAACGAACCTTACTCGGTCATCTTTCATGTAGTCAGGTGCAGGCTCCATGAGATTAGATTTCATGAGGCGCAGACCACGCTGATAGTCTTGTAGGGCAAAAGCCGCTGCTTGGGAGTTCTCTTTAAACTGATGAATATAGTAACGGGCCCGTGCAAGCAACACAGGCTTATAAATATTAGGAATAACAATCTGATCAGAATAAAGACTTAGTTCTGTCGGAAGGTTATAAGCATAAAACCAAATTCTATAGGTATCATCAGGAATAGGACTCAAACCAAACTTGCGGTTGTCAGGACTCTTAAACACTCGACGAGGCTCACCCCAATTCTGAGAAGTTGCATCGTCATTATTTTCTTCTGCGCGATGGAAGTCTTTAAACTCTTCGATGGTAATATAGCGCAGATTACGGCTGGTGTAGGGTTCTGATGCCCCACTTACACCGATAGTAGTAATATAGAAATTGTCCCAGTCTACATAGCCGTAGTCATCTACAAGGCTAGCAGAACTAGGCTTCAATTCGTACCAACGGGTACCAGCCGTAGTTTCTACATAAACATTACCGTAGAAAGGATCGGTATCGCCGCTATCTGCAACAGCCAAAAAAGGCCATTGAGGCTCTTCGTTAACAATATCAAGATATGCGCGATTAACGCAGTCTTTGATATGTTGCTGAATGCCAATGGCCCCTGCAAAAGTTGCTGAAGTTAAGGAAACCTCATTTAGCTCTCGGATTAATTCGTTTGTCAGTTCCAGATAGGTAGCAGCCATAGTTTTCTCTAGTTAGCTTTTTGGACGGGCTGTTGGCGCGTAGAGCTATCAGGAATCTGCTTCATACGCTCGCATTCAAAAATGTCTTTAGATTTATAGATCATTTTAGTTAGGCATGCACTTAGGCATAACTTCGCTGTAAGTAGGCTGAGAGCCTTTCATCATGCCGCCCATAGCTTTCTTGGAACGATGAGCTTTACCGCCGCACATCATACCCATTTTTTTCTTTTTATTTCCGTACATCATCTTTTTTGTCTCCAAAGATTCGGTCCCAACCAGCAGCATACTTTTCTTGGTCGCCACGGGGCGGTTTACCAATCTGCTTGTCTCGGACCTTAAGTCGAAAGGGTTTGTTTGGAGTTCCTACTAGCATAATAACCTCTTAGTAAAACTCCGGGGGCCGTTAAGCCCCCAGAGAACTAGACGCTAGTTTTTAGTCGATGACGTAGAAGCCGCCGATGAGAGCCTCGGGCCGCAGCACCTTGGCACCATACACATGGAGGCCACGCACGATGTCGCCAAAGCTCGTCGGGTCACGAAGCACTTCGGTGCTGGTGATCGTCTGAGCCGTAGCCACGGCGCTGATGTGACCAGCCATGAGGAAGCCCGTTGCGCTGCTCACTGCAGGCAGGTTGTTGGACTTGTACATGCTGAAGCCACGGAGCTTGCCGGAGCTGACGAGACCGTTGCGGATGGAGCCTTGACCGGCGTTGTAGTCCACGGACAGGAGCTTGGAGGAGCTTTGAGAAAGCTGCTCGTAGAAGTCCGGGGAAGCAACAACCCAGCGGCCTTCTTCCGGCACGTTCTGTGCGTCGAGGAGGCGAGCCATACGGGCCAGGACATCCAGCGGGTCGGTTTCACCAACACCAAGGTCGATAGCACCTGCGCCGTCGTACACGCCAGCACCAAGAGCCGTACCGCTGTCAGCACCCAGGGTGTGATCAGGGGCAGAAGCAGCAAGGCCTGCCTTCATCTTAGCCATCACGCCTGCGTCAAACGCATCACGGAGAGCATAGGCAGCGGAGCTGGAAGCAACTTCCTTGAAGTTCACATGGGACATGGAGGTTTCGATGTCGTCCACGATGAACTTGAAGGCGTTAGCCGTGTCAACAACCAGGGTGATCTCTTGGTCGGTGAGTTTGGTTTGCGTTACGTCTTGACCACGCTCGTACTGGTACACGGTGATCGTCGGCTCTTTGATGATGCGAACGCTATCACCGAAAGCCGTGATCTCGCCTGCGTAGTCGGTGTTGGTGATTGCTTCAGCAACAGACGACTTACGGAAGAAGTTAAGAACCTTCTTGCTGTAAACGGCAGGCAGGAAGAACGAGTTGGTCTGACCCGAGACAGAGTTTGCGAAGTTCGCATCGGTATCGGTAGCCGGTTCAAAATACTGATCAGAAACGTTATAAGCCATTATGGCCTCCTAAAAAAGACAAAAAGTAGTTTAAGGTGCTACTCTGCCTTCACGAATTGCAAGATCAATCTCTTGCTCATACTTATCGTAATCATCGATGGACAGAGCGGCGATTTCCCGCTGGGTCCAAATCTTCGGCTGTTTAGTATCGACAGCAGTAGTTTTAGTCGAAACAAAATCTGCAGCAGAAGACTTGGCAGATTGTGAACGATTCGACTTAGGCTTCGGAGCATTAATGTTAATGCCATTTTCCATCTTATAAAGATCGATAGCACGGCTAGCAAGGGTAACATTGTCTGGGTTGTTGTAGACCCACCGTTGAATTTCGGTAGGTTGTTCTTTGGCCCAGGCATGGAACCGCTCGTCGCCGCGAATGTCCTCAAAGTCAGGGTGCCGCTCGCGCAGTTTAGTTTCTGCTTCGCGCCGCGAAAACTCAGCTTCACGCTCTTCAATAGCTCGTAGCTTTTGTTGAAGGGCATTTACCTGTTCTTGGCTGCGCAAATGAGCAACAGTCTCGACCGTTTCATACAACTCAGGATACTTAGCTTTAAACGCTTCAAGCTCTTCTTGGCTTCGCGGGGGCTGGTATTGAGGTTGTGCCCCTTGTGCTTGTGCTAGAAGTTCTTGCTCTCGTTGCTTAAACTCAGCAATCTTGTCGTCGTAATGTTTCTTGAGGTCATCATACCGCTTTTTATAATTGGCTCGTGGCCGCTGTTCTTGTTTGGTTTGAGGGGTCTCAGAAGCTTCTTCAGCTTCTTCTTGAGTGGCCTCAGTTTCAAAGAACAACGAGTCCGCACTTGCTTGCGCCGGTCGGTCTGGCGTGTGCCAGTCTTTACGGGCATTGTACGGGTTAGCTTTACGCTCCTCTACTTCAGACATCATTCACTCTCCTTTTGGGGCTTGTTTTGTCTTCAAGGTAGCCATGCTAGTCGCGTTTCTAACACAGGGCTTGAACTTACAAGGTGGCCTCAAGGTCAATATATTTTAAGGGTGATAAGGGGGGATTACTCCGTAGCCTTATCGGTACATTAGGCTAGGCATGCGGTTAGCGTTCATCATTTGCTTCTTCAATTCTTCTTCGTTCATTTGATCCGTAGGAAGATTAGAATCAGCTTTAGTTGGATCATCAACCACACCACCAATAGCCTTGCGCATCAAACCACCATCATAGGCCCGCTCTGCGTCATCCATCATGGTTTGCAGATTATCGGCACCAATTTGATCGGTAGCTTTTTTGGTGAATACAAATTCACCGTCCGAAAGCCTTGCGGGGATGGAGTCGGACGTTCCGTCTCCGGGGCCTTCTACTTCTCCTGCGCCAGAAAACTCTGACGAGGCTAAGATTACTTTGTCGAAGATCATGCTTAGGCGATCATCAGCCTCAAGAGCATCCATCAAGTAGTCCATTTCGGATTCTTCTAGGCTTTGGCCCAAAACATACTCGACAAAATCATCTTCCATTTCGTCGTCAGGAAGTTGAGAATCCATAACATCCTGCATATCTTCTTCGGGAATGTTAGAGTAAGTGTCTTGTGGAACACCCTGCATTTCAACAGGAACCAGCAGCGCCCCAGGAGTCATCATTTCATCTTCATTCATGGTCTTTTTCCTTTCGCGCTACGTTTACTATGTCTTTAAGCTTGAGGAGGTTGTCCAGAGAATTCACCTTCCCCTGGCGCCGGTACACTTCCAGTTCCGATGTTGCCACCACCAGTCCCTGTAGCTCCAAGTTCCGTTGGTACGCCAGGAACTCCTTCAGGGCCTCCCATAGCTCCGGGTTGTTGACCAGCGGCGAGAGCTTCTGGGCTAGTTGCTTGTCCAACATTATTTTGCATTCCTATGATTTGTGCGGCAATTGCAGCCTCTTCGGGGTCGTTGAGGATTTCGTCGGGGTCTAAGTCAAGGCTATAGGCAAGTTCAGAAATCAACTTACTCATTTTGACGAACGGTGCAATGGCTGGGTTCTGGGCCGTTTGAAGGAACATGGTCAACCTTTGGGACCGAACTTCTTTTTGCATAAGAGAGTTGGTGCCTTGGGCCTTAATCTCTAGATCGCCTTCGGTGTTAATATCGCCTTCAAAGAATTGCATGTTCCACTGGAAATATGCTTGGCCTAGAGGCTTAAGAAGGAAATCATCTAGGTTTTTAACCACAGTCTTAATATTTAGGGAGGCGGCTCCAAGCAACATGGACATACCAGAAGCCGTCCGGGTCATGGACTGTACGCCGGTCATGCCATGCGAATAGCTGGGAATCCCCGTCTGCTCGTCTGCAAGCTGCCGGAACTTGTCGAACATCATCATGTTTTCTTGAGAAGTGTTGGGGAACTTCAGGCCGTGAATGGCTTGTCCCGGCATACCCGCTTGACGGCGGAATACTTTACCGGGATAAATTTCCATGGACTGACCACCAGCCAACATAGACTCATCTACGTCAAAGACTAGGGAACCGCTTAGAGCCAGATTATCAATAGCCATGCGAGCATGACCATTCATAATTTGCTGGCTGTCGTTCATGTTTTCTGCGACACCGATCCCAAAGAAGGAGTAAGGATTCCGCTCATAAGGGAATGCGTTGTAGGGAATCCGGGCAGGTGTAAAGGGGTTGACAACAGACCGTAGTACCTGACCATTGCAAACCCAGGCATTAATTTGGATTTCGTCCAAGTCATCAACTTCTTCAGGGATTTCCATGCCAACCTGACGGGCGTATTCGGCATCCATAACGCCCCAATACTCCAAGACTTCAAACTTAGAGGATGCGATGCTGTCGGTTCGTTGGTCATCTTTGAGTTCAAGTTCGTAGTCTTGTTCAACGTAGTTAGGCCCTAAGGTTAGGCACTCTCGGATTGCATCTTTGTCAAAGTAAGGCATTTTGCCCAAAGCTCGGAGCTGCGAGCGGTTGAGCTTGTGTCGATGAACAATATATTCACATTCTTCGATTGTCGTGGCATTCGGATCAGGGAAAAAGTCCCAGATGGAAACGAATTCAATGCGAGGTACACGGACAAACAAAGGATCGTAAACACGCCCTTCTTCGCCTTCAGTCCAGCGATGAAGAGTCTTGTTGAAGTTGAACGGGCCTTTAATGATGCCAGTGCCAAATAAGGAGGCTTCGAAGATTGCATTGCGTAATTCACTGGAGCCGTTCGATTCATCAATCTGATCGTGAATAAGCTTTTCCATCTGGCGCGCAGAACTTTGAGCAGGCATACGCTCAGGAATCTGCGGATCAGGAACAGCACCTTCTTCAAAGCGATCAGCATTATCTTCAATGAGTTTGTCAAGGTAGCGTTTCGCAGAAGAGTAAGTTGCACCAGGGGCAAGGGTACGCCCATCACCTTCGTAACCAACATCAAAGGGATTCTCAGTTGGTTCTTCAGCCCTAATAGAAGTTGGGGTTGCAGCACTGGATTCTAAGTCTGGCGTCTGTTCGTTAGTAAGATGAATATACTCTGCTACGCCCTCAGGTATCTCAGTCTCTGTAACCCCAATAGGAAACTTGCCGGTTCCAAAGATAACATCAATCAACTGTCCATAGGCTGCAAGAACCTTGGTTTTAGTAATCTTGATGAATACTCGGGACTTCTCAGACTCTCGGAACCGTACATTCTTCGGATAAATACCACGGAAATTATGGTAGGCCGTAATCCAACGATTCTCGTCGTGATCTCGGGCCATTTGAGACTCATAGAAACGAGACTCAATAAGCCCTGCGAGGTTTGAACGCAAGTTTTCTTCTAGGTTCAACTGTATGCCATCTTCATTTTCGACATCTTCGAAATAAAGATTGTTGGCGCCTAGCAGGGTTATGTTGTCTTCAGCTTCTGCCATAAATTTCTCGTATTAATACCCGAAGGTCTGGTCTGCCGGTTGGAAGTGCTGCTCGCGCTGGAACTCTCGCATGCGGCTCATAGGGTCTTGAATCCTAGGCCGGGACATAATCAAATAACGCAAAGCGTCATAAGCGTGGTCCGAGGCGTGAGTATCAACATCCTCCGGGTTGGATTTATCCAGAGGAATACTTTGAAGTTCGCGTATCAGGTTAGGGCATGTATTAAATATTTGTAGTCGTGGCCTACCGCTTTGCTGTAACTTCAAGTATTCATGGATTTGTATTTTACCTGCAATACGATTCTTGTCTGCAGGTCGTAATTTGTGTCCTGCCCTTATTAGGGCTTCTGCAATGGTGGGGCCCGTGTGTCCGGTTCTTGACCAACAAGCCGTATCAAGAACTCCAGAGATCGACATGGGGTCTTCAACCTCCATGTTTGTTAGCATCATGGCTAACTCTTCTCCGGTCATCCCCTTGCGATAAAGTTCCCTATAAATGATTAGGGTTCCATCACTTGGGTCTACTGCACCCCACACACAACAAGACTCAGAAGCGTAACCGTAGTCAATCCCTTTTACCCGTTGCCAATGCAAAGGAATCTCAAAGGGCGTAACAACATGTACGGGCGGGCTGAACTCTGTGAATGCTGCGCCTTCTGCAACGTCCCAATTCCCTTCTAGCAGTTGCTTTCTTTGTACATCTGGCAGCGACTTGAGCATTTGCTCGTATCGGCCATCAGTAGCCAGATAGGGATTATCATCTAGTCTTGCTGGGATGAACTTCCGCGTGATTCCATCAGAGCCTTGAAAGCCACGGTTGGGGGGTGCAGGATCAATGTATCGCTTTTTAACCCAATGCGCCCCAACACCCCCTGGGTTAGCCGTGCAACGCATGTACGGAATAATTTCGGGGTCTGTAGTCCTGAGTCGGGATGCAAGATAATTCCAGCCAAATTCGGTTGCTTGGTGCGTAATTTCGTCAAAGCCGATCCAAGAATATGCTTGACCTTGGTAACGATAGACATCGGCATCACGCTCTAAGAATCCAAATTCAATCTTTGCACCGCTCGGAAACGTCCAAAGCTTTTCTACTTCACGGTACTTACAACCAGGGAAGGCCCTAGGATATAGCTCTCGGGACTTGTCTATTAGTTCCCTTAGCTCTGGCATAGAACGCCGCAGGATGAGGGCCCTATGGGCAGCCTTGTGTGCATATCGCAAAGGGTCAACAAGCATGGCGTATGACTTGCCACCCCCTGCCGCACCCCCATATAATACGTCGGTCTCACCTGCGGCTAAAAATTCAGTCTGTGGGCCTTCATTGGGCTTGAAGACTATCTTGTCTTCAAGAGCCTTTTTGACTGCGGGGCCCCTAGACTCAAGCTCTTTATCTTCAACAACCCCCGGCTTGCCCTCTAGCAACTGAACAGTATTTTTCTTTTTTGCTAGGGTGGCTCGGTGTGCCGAAAGCCTTGCAGCTAATTTTTGGACTTCTTTTTCTTTTTCTCTTATTTCTTTCTTTTTTCTTTGCTTTACTTTGGTGCTTGAGTGGAAGTTATAGCCTCGGCTTTTGGTTCCTTGGCGCCTACCCGCTTTCTTTTTCGGGGTTCCATCAAGCTTAAGAATGAAATCTCCATTCTCGTCTTTCTGATAATTATCTGGATTTAGTTCCCAATCAGGCCGTTGTTCTTGAGTCATGCTGTTCTATGATGTTTTTTAGGCCTTGATGCGAGATAGATCGTCCAGTTTTGTAGCTAAGCCATAGGGCCCCTTCACGGAGGGAGAGACTCTTTGAGACTACCATAGGTATGATGTTCTCTAAGGCTTGAAGCTCTTCCTCAACTTCTATTAAGAGTTTGGGGTTTTCTTCGTCAACTCTGTAACCAAAGGGAATGGTACTACTTTTCTTCTTAATTGGCATCTTCATACTCCCCATCAATAACACTCATTTCTTTGGCGGGAAGTATGAATAAACCTTGAGAGTTTTGAACATCTACTTCAAGCTTGTCTTTCTTACCTAGGCCTACACGGTCTAGGAGCGTCTGTGCGGCCTGTAGGCGGACATTAGCTTGAGGCACTGGGTTATCACTGGTAACCATCTCAACGACCTTCATAGCCGCCTGAGGGGCGTTGAAGGCCATGACATTCTCAGCTAGTTCAATAATCTCTTTTCTTAGGTCTTTTGCAATGGTGGTATAAGAGCCTGGAGCATAACCAGCAATCTCTGCTGCTTGTTTGAGATTACCACCACAAGGTATAATATTCTCTAAGAATATTTGTTGCTTGGTTGTTAATTCTTTTTTATTCTTCAT